GTTACCTGATTCGAAGTTTCGCTCCAGGACGCGCGCGCAAACTGGACGCTCTCGATGTCGTCGACGTCGATCTCGGGGAGCGTCGTCGGATCGTAATCGCCGCGCGCGAGCTTGAGCGTCCAGAGTCCCGTCGATAGGTCGACGTACAGGACGCCGTCGATATGCCGAAGGATCTCGCCGATGATCGTGTCGGCCGTGTCCTGTGTATCGAAGAGCATCGAGACGCCGAGCCCTTCGTTTTTGAGAATCGTCGCCGCGTACGAAAACGCGGTCGCATCGATCCGCGCGGGAAGGATCCCGAGACCGTACGTCTGGTTTGTCAAGAGATCATAGATCGCGAACGCGCCGTTCGCGTCTCCGCCGAGGTTCGCGAACGTGGATCCCATCGCGAGCGGATCCGGACAGCGCCGAACGACGAACAAAAACGGCCGCGGCGAGCTCGAAACTCCGACATAGAATCCCTGAAAAACGGCGTAGCAGATTCCGCGATAGTTCGGCGAGACGCGCGAGGGAAGAGTTTGAACGGTGAAAAAGTCCCCAGGCGAAAAGTCGATCGAACCGCCGACGATCGTGAAATTGATTTGAGCGGAGCCGAACGCGAACCCCTCGAAAGCGACGTCGTTCCCGAGCGAGTCCGAGATCCGGCCGGAGACCGAACCTTCGACGATGAACTGACGCGCGAGATAGTACGGCTCGTTTTTGTTGTTCGTGTAAAACGAACCCGTCGCGGTGATCGTGATCGTTTCCTCGACCGACGCGCTCCCCGCGGAGAGGAAAGCGAGTCCGCCGTTTCCGGTCCCGGAAAACGTCGGAAGGACTCCGGTCTCCTGAGCGACGGTCGAGCTCTGATGCTGCGAGAGATACGAATCGCTCCCCTGAGTTTGCGTCCCGCGATAAAACGAGATCATCCCGCGGAGTCCGCCCTGGCCCGTCGGAGTTCCCCCAAAAATATCTCCATCGTTGACGAAAACGTTTCGCGGATCCGATCCGGTGTCGGACGAGTAGGTGAGAACCTTCGAGTCACACTCGATCGAGACGAGCTCGTCGACCTCTCCCTGGCAGAGACAATACTGGATCCCGAGCTCGTACTTGTACCCGACCGTCGTCGACGAGAACAGTCCCGAGCTTTGCTTGATCGGTTGGAGTTTGAGATCTCCCCACCAGACGGTATTTCCGCCGCCGATCTTCACGGTTCCGAATGCGACCGGGATCGCGCGGCCCTCGGTCGCTGTCGGAAATTGGAAGTCTCCGAGCGAGGACGCGTTCATCGTGCTTTTCGGCCGCATCAGAATACTGATCACGGTCATCGCGACGAAAATCAGAAGTAGGAAAATAAACATTTAGGAAAGACTCGTCGTCCCGTCGAACGGGTTGATCGTGGGAATCAGGTCCCACCCCAAAAAGTTTTGAACGTTGTCATAGCCCTGGCATGCGGGGTAAGTATGCGCGCATCCCGAGACCCCGGAACACGCCGCGCCGATCGTGAGTCCGGAGATCCCCGACATGAGCTGGATCACGGCGCCGGCGTGCGCCAGGATCGCGCGGACGGAGTTCCCGACTCGGAAGTAACCTCCCTTGAGCTGTCCAGCCGGGATCGAGGCGAACGCGTCGACGGTGATCGAGTTTCCCGTCGAGTCGATCGCGTCGACGACGCCCGCGTACGTCAAAGCCGCGAGGTTCACTCCGCAGCCGCGATCTCCGAAGATGTGATTACAAAGCGATTGATAAACCTGTTTCGGGATCTTTCGAGTGAGCAGGTACTTGTCGGACCTACAAATGAGCTGGCACTCGTCGGTAAAGGATCCCGAGTACACGCTCCCGATGAAAAACGCGAGGACGTCGGCGTCGCTGTAGTGTCCCGCGAAAATTGTGAGTTGAACCGGCGACGGGGGAAGTCCGGGAATGAAGAGTTGAGCGAGAGGATGCGACGTCGGGAGGTAGACGTTGACCTGTCCCGAGTCGACCTCCGCGGTCTCTTCCATCTCTTCGCGCCGGATCGTCGTCGGTTCGTAAGTTTGTCCGAGATAGGTGATCGGTTGATCGGCCGACGTGAGAAAAAAACTTTGGCCCTCGGTATTGAACTGATAGATCTCCCACGGTTGACCGGACGCTTGAGACTGCTCGAGGGAATCAAAGCTCATGGGACCTCTCTCGGTACTTCTTGAAATTCGATGTTCGCCTGGGCGAGATCGCTGGTCATCCAAGTGATCTCGTTGTCGTCGCTCGCGAGCTTCGCGAGGGTGAGAAAAGAGATTTGCGTTTGCGTGCTCGAGAAACTTTTCCCCGTCGGCGAGTCGAGCGTGAGGAGCTCGGTCCCTTCGCCCCCGTCGACCGCGTTCAAGATCTCGCGGTACACGTTCCCGCTTCCATCGGTCGGGATAAATGCGATGTAGCGTCGCGCCTTCGTGGGGAAAAAAAATCGCGAATAGAACTCGGAGGCGATCGTGATCCCCGTATCGGTTGGACCGACGTCGAGAGCGAGGACGAGATCCTGATCCCACGTCGGGATCCAGAACGGCCGGAGCTGTCCGAAGCGCGCGATCAGGAAAGCGCGAAACAGAGTCACGGCCGCGTGACCATCGAGCCACCACGGGAACGCCTGAGAAACGATCGCGGTCCCGCCTTTGTCGACGGCCGAGATCGGACCGATCTTCGGATCGAGGATCACGATCGAGCGCGTGTACTTACGCTTGAGATCGTTCGCCCAATTCGGACCGAGCTCGAGGACGTCGAAGCCTTTGTATTGCGTGAGCGCGTTCGACGGCGCCGGCGCCGGTTGCTGCGCTTCCCCGGCGAACTCGAGCTCGATCGTGTCGGCCGCGGACCAAAGTCGATCGACTTCGACCTCGCTTTTCAGCCGGCCGAGAAAGATCGGCATTACCAGAGTTGAGAGTCCCGCTTTCCAGGAGTATTGAGTCGGCGACGTGACCGTGATCCCCGTCGGCGAGACGGTGTCGATCGTGAGGGCCTCGTACGTGTACTCGTCGGTCCAGATGACCGCGATCCCGCCGGGAGCGAATTGCCGATCGGTCGTCACGCAAGGGACCGCGAAGGATCCCGCCGGCGTGTCCGCCGTCATCGGCGTCTGATCTTGCCACCACGGAACGCCGAACGGTTGATTCTGCCATCCCCAAACGAGCGACTCCATCCCGGCCGAGTTGCGCGCGTTGAGTGCGCTCGCGCGGTATTTCAAACCTCGCCGCGGGAGCTGGCGGAGAGCTCGTCTTTGTTCGTTATCGGAATAGGCGACCATGACGTCGGTCAAATAGGAAATCATCTCGACGATCCCCTCGCTCCAGTCCGGAGCGACCGAAAAAACGGTGATCCTCGAGCCGGTGATGACGACGTCGGCGCCGAGGATTCCGCTCGCGAACGTGAAGACGATGTCCTGATTGATCTGAGCCGTCCCCGAGCTCGGAATCGTCGCCTGATAGATCCGGGAATCGAGCGCGCCGAACACGAGCGGTTCGCCGTAAGCATCGGTGAGGAGAACTCCGCCGACTCCGTTGATGACGATCGCCGTCAAAATCTGATCGGAGTTTCGGCACGCGTTCCAAACTTCGACGGGGAACTCAGTCGCCGAGAGGACATACTGGAAAGCCTGGACGCGCGGGATCACGATCACACGCTCGAAGAGCCGTCCTCCGAAAAGCTCTTGCAGCGATCCCGCGAGCGCGCGATGAGCGATCGCGATCGCGGCCGTCGGAGCTGGGGGCGTCGCGCCGAGCGCGCTCGAGAGAAACGAAAGCGACCATGCGGAGAGCTCTCCGCTCGCGTCCGTGATGTCGATCGAGCGGCCGTTCGGCGTCGCCAGGACCGCGGCGTTCGTGAAGTCGATTCCGCTGAAATCGGCCATTTTTTCCTATAGCTCCGAGGTTTGACCAGCTCGCGCCGGCGAGCTCGCCAGGTCGACGCCAGGTCGACGTCTCGACCGCATAAAGACTCGAGTTTTCCGACTTTCGCTCATAGCTATGAAACCTGGAGGACTGCGAAGTTCGGAAACATCATGTAGCTGTCGGCGCCGATCGTATAGATCGCTTTCGGCGTGAACCCGTTCCCGACTCCGTTCGAGAAAAATATCATCGGGACCGAACCGATCGGCGAATATCCGCCGGACGTTTCGGTCGATCCGTCGCGACCGACCCACCATAAAATCGGGAGCAAGTTCACGCGGCCGTCGATCGCCGAGGTTTGCATCCACTGGAAAACCTGGGGAGTCGTCGCGGTGAATGCACCGAGCGCGAACCGGGGGATCGAGACCGGAGGATTGCTGCCGCCGGCGACCGAACTCGCTCCACTCCTCCCCGTGTATCCTCCGATCGCGTTCGAGATGTCGCTGATCGGGATCCACTTCCCGGTGAACGAGTCGGAGTCGCATCGCACAAACGCCGCGGCCCCGTTGTCGTCGGCGTCGTGAGATCCCGGACAGTTCGAGGTCGCGTTGTATCCGGGGGTGTTCGGTGAGGGCGATTGATTCCCGCCATATAGCCCCGACGACGAGCCGTGAAAGTACGGTCCGCCTGTCCAGGTCCCGATCTTGACGAGCGATGTCCCAAAGCCGATGTACTCGAAAAGTCCCGCGGTTTTCTCGACGACGCAAAGGAAATTTTCATTCGCCGCGTCCGTGAAAAAGAAGTAATTCGCGAACGGACCCGCGGCGAGATTCATCCCGACGCCGACGACGTTCGTCGTCCCGCTCGCGAACGGAGGGTTCGTCGGTTGCGTGTTCCACGGTTGCGAAGTGTCGAATCCGTCGGAGAGGTAGAGCGCGAGCTGGAAGCCGTTCGCCGACGCTTCGGTGTTCCAAACGGTTTCCGAGACGGCCGCGCGAAGATGCGCGTACACGCTCCCAAGGTGAAGATGCACTTCCCATCCCGTCCCGACCGCCGCGCTTTTGTCCGAGGTCCAGCCGTTCGCGACGAGAAACGTGTTGATCTGCTGGACGAGATCGATCGGCGAAGCCGGCGTCCCTTGCTGGTATGCCATGAGCTCACCCCTCTAACTGAGTTTCACTGCGAAGTAATCGACCTTCGTCGTCCGATCCACGTTTTGAACGACGAGCCAGGACACGCCCGCGATCGTGATCGTGTTCTCGCTCGACTGCTCGAATCCAGTCGTCGCGCCGACGCCGTCCAGCTCGCCGTAGATGTTTTGAACCGCGGAATCATAGAGCACGAGCGGGAGGATCGTATATCCCCCGTCGAGGTCCGCTCTCCAGTCCTGCATCCCGCCTTGGTTCGCGTCCGTGTAGGGCCATAGCCGGCCGAGAGCTCCCTCGGCGAATCCGGAATCGAAACCGCGCCACACTCCAGTCGGGAGTCGGAGTCGGAGCTGGCATCCCGAGTCGTATGACTTCGGGGGTAGCCCGATCCCGAGGTTCCGGAGCTCGTTCCCGGAGTATGACCATCGCCAATTGTTCGAGCTCGCCAAGGGTTCGACCGAGAGGTAACCTCCGTCCCAAGCCATCGAGCCGGCGACGACGACGGGATACGGAAACACCCCCGGCGAAGGGTAAGTATTCATGAACCCCAAATAAGCGACGACGTACACGGTCGAGATCTTCGCGATGACGATCACGCGCCGGCCGTTCGCGATAAACCAGTACGGGGTCGAGGAGTTCCAAAGAGTGAGAACCGGCGACGGCGCGGACTGTCCAGCTCCGCCGACGTATCCCGCTTGATTGTCGAACGTGAGACTCGAGTCGAACGCGGTCGCGCCGAGCAGTCTCCAGTTGTAGTAGTCGGCGCCGACGTTCGAGAAGAGCTGCGCGCCGACGATGATCGCATCGAGGTTCCCGTTTCCAGGAGCTTGCCAAACCATTTGATCGCCCGCGTTCCGTCGGAGCGAGGTCCAGGGAGGCGTCGTCGAGACTGTGAACGCATCGGTCGCGACGAACGCGGTCCCGCCGGCCGTGATCATGAAATTGATTTTCGTCGAGACGAACGCCGTTCCGACGACTCCGGTCCCGATCGCGCCGGACGTCGATCCGACGACTGAGAAGTGCGTCGCGTCCGTGAATGTGATCGTCACGACTTCGGCGACCGACGCGGATCCGCCGATGAGCGCGGAGATCGTTCCGTTCCCGGTCCCGGTGTATGCCGGCGTGAGCGTCATTCCTTGGGACGTCAAAAACGTGTCGAGCTGATTGAGTAGGTCGCTGTAGTCGGTCGCCGTTCCGATTTGATAGGACATCAGTGTCCTCCCCTCTGGAGTGCTTTCCCCGCGGCCTTCGGATTGTTCGAGATGTGCTGGAGGATCACTTTCCCCGCGGCCTTCGACTCGAGATGTTTCAGGACGAGCCCTTGATCGAGACCGAGTCCGAGCTTGAGATCCATCGCCCCGCCGTAACCTCCGCCGGTAACGAGCCCGCCTTCGGCGAACCTGGGGATCGCGGTCCCGCGGATCGAGGGGACCGTTAGTCCGCGGTTGATCGCCGCGAGCGTCTCGAGCCCGACCGCGCGAACCGCGGCCGAACGAACGACAAACTCTCCCGTCGACAGTCGCGCCGGGATCGAATCCGACGTCCCCGTTCCGGGACCGAGGACGAGACCTCCGCCGGCCATCCCCGCCCCGCCTCCCATCGAGTTCGCAATGATGAGCGTCTGAGCCGCTGCCATGAGAGCGGCCGCACTCACGCCGAGCGCGGTCCCGCCGGCCGTGACTGCCGCTCCGCCGGCCGTCATCGCAGTCGACGCCGCGATCAGCGGAGCGGCCTGAGCTGCTCCCTTCGCGGCCGCGGTCGCGACTCCCGTCGGTCCCTGATCCTGATGAGTGAGAGCCTTGACGAGCTTTTCCGTGATGATCTGGACGAGGAGCGCGGCGACGATCTTCTGGATCGAGCCGACGACCGAGCCGGCGAGCTGTCGGAACGCGTCGCCGACGCCCTTCGCCTT